CCGCAAGTGTGCCTCTGGGCAGCGAACTACGCAGTTTTGTGGGCTCCTTGATGCTGCGGTGAAAGCCGAACGCGAGGAATGCGCAAAGCTTTGTGATCACGTGCCTGGCTTGTCGATTGATGGAGCCAAACGCGCCGCTGCCGCGATTCGGGCGAGGGGTGAGACATGAGCCAAGACGACATGGTCAAAGTAGCGCGTGAGTGCGGAATTGGCTTGGCTTACGGGCGTGAAAGCATTGAACGCTTTTATACCTTTGTTGCCGCCGCCGAGCGTGAGAAAGTCGCCGCATGGATGCACTTCAACGATTACACCACAGGCCACGGGGACTGCATTGAAGATCTGCTAGAAGAAATTCAGGCTCAGGTTGCTGAACGTGAAAGATGGGAGTGTGCGGAAGTAGCAGAAGCCTACGAGCCGACCTGTGACGTTTGTCCTAAAGGTGTAGCCGCCGCGATTCGGGCGAGGAGTGAGACATGACCCGCGACGAGATCGTGAAGATTGCTTGGGACTGCGGAATACTGATGCGCTCGCATCAGCACCAAGACGAGCCGACAAAGTTGGAGCGTTTTGCCGAACGGATTGCTGCCGCCGAAAAAGAACTAATCGCCCAATGGGTTGAAAGTTGGGGCAATGACTTGACGATAAAAGAGATTGTTGAAGGCATAAGAACTAATGGCAATGGCGCGACAAGACCGCTCAAGCATGTGACGCGAGAGGAGCCGCTATGACCCGCGACGACATCATCCGCATGGCCGAACACGCAGGGTTTGGGATGCCTATACAGGTATTTCAATTTAGGGCTGAAGAACTTGAACGCTTTGCTCGACTTGTTGCCGCCGCCGAGCGGGAGGCGTGTGCAAAACTATGTGAGAAGGAACAGTTTGAACTGACGCAAGATGTGTCAGGCAAAAATGGTTTGCAGCATTTTGATGCAGGATGCCGGTCTTGTGCCGAAATGATTCGGGCGAGGGGTGAAACATGAAACCTGATACCTACCGCGTCCTGGCCATGGCCGTGCGAGACGGCGCCGCGATCGGCTACCGTCGCGCGCACAAGCACAACGAGAACCCCGACGAGGACCACGTTATCGACGCCATCGAAAACGCTATCATGGGGCAGATCTGCGAGTGGTTTAAGTTTGAGGATCCAGAGGCGCCATGAAAACTATTATCCACGTGAACCAGCACGCCATCCGCCGCAACATCAAAGCCGAGGAGCGCGAGCCAGTGCTCACGGTCAAAACCTACAAGTCCAATACCTACGCCCACGAAGTCAAGATCCACGGCGACTCCAAGGTCGTCTACTCCCCCGACAAACCGCTCTCGTGTGGCGCACGGGTGTGGATCGAAACCGAAGCCGAAGTGGAGATCGTCAAATGACTCGCAAAGCTGTACTCGAACGCACGCTCGGTAAGAAAGCGGCGAAAAAGTTTCTGCCACCACCCAAGAAACCGGAGATCGATCTCGTCAAACTCTTGGAAAGCACCGACCTCTTCGACGCCCTGGTGCGCGCAGAACTACTGAAGGTTCACCAAGCGCTGACCATGGACCTCGAAGGGCGCAAGGCAGGCCGTTTCAATTACGGAATATTCGAGTCCGACAAGAAGCTCGATATTGAAACAATCCAGCGCCACCTGGACGCTATCGAACTCGTCGCTCGCTACTTCTCGACGCCCTCGAGCCGAATGTTCTAATTGCAATCTTTGGCGGCTACAATGACCGCCTATGAAGGTCGTCTGTGAAAAAGTCGACCCTTCAGATCCGGATGTCGAAGAGACCATCATCGAGCTGCAACGGGCTTGTCTGCCGCACGATTCTTTGTACATGCCGGATGAGGGGGTTTGGTGGATCGCTTACCATCGGCGCACGCCGGTGGGATTCGCCTGCCTGGTGCCTTCCCAACAGATCCCCGACGGGGTCTATCTCAGCCGAGCAGGGGTCGTCCCCTACGCCAGAGGATCCGGTATCCAACGCCGCCTCATCCGCGTACGCCTCGCCTGGGCTAAACGAGAAGGCTACAACTGGGCTGTTTCAGATACCACGGACAACGAACCAAGCGCCAATAATCTCATTGCGTGCGGGTTCCGTCTGTACACCCCTCCCGTCCAATACTCTTTCGCGCGAGCCCTGTACTGGAAAAAGAAACTGTAAGTGCCTTACAAGGATCCGAAGATCCGCAAGGCCAAGCAGCGAGAGTACTCGAGGCGCTGGTATCTCTCGAACAAAGAGGCCACACACGAAAGTGTCGCCAAGCGCAAGCGTCGCCTACGCAAAGAATGGTTTGAGTACAAGGCCAAACAAAAGTGCTTTAGTTGCGGCTTCTCCCACCCCGCAGCGATCGACTTCCATCACGTCGTCAAACAACACAAGCGATCGGTCAATTACCTGGCGGTCAAGGTCAACAACGTACGAGAGGCGATCCGCGAAGCAGAAGAGAAGTGCATCCCTCTTTGTTCCAACTGCCACCGGATCTTGCACTGGCAGGAACACGAAGGTATAAAGGTCGGCAGAAAGAAGAAAGGGAGCTAGTGATGGACGGACGAATTATTCTATTGCTTTTGATTGCTGGGCTTGTTATAAGCCTTGTTGTCCGATACAGAAGAAAGCCTATTGACGAAGAGTGGCGCCACGTGCCACCCCCGAACTGGCGATGTTCTCGAGGCGGACGAGATTATTTTTAACCATTTGTAGAAAGGAGAGTTAAGTGAAACGTATCAAGCGAAACAAAACGAAGAAGCCCCAAGCAGCGCGTGCTTTGCAGTACTTCCTCGATAACCCCGGGGCAAAGGTCAAAGGCGTCGCCAAGCGGTTCGGTATATCCCTGCCGTATGCATACAACCTGCGTAACCAGGCCAAAACGCCGGATGATGACGGCGAGATCACCCCCGCCGACGTCGAGGAACTCTTCCCAGAAGCTCGGGTGACCGCGATCCTCGATCAACGGGCTAAGACCTACGGCACGTTCAGAGACAACGCCTTCCTCGCCCAGGCGCTCAAGCGTTCGATGGCCGATCACGCCCAGGATCTCGGCAAGGCCTTCGCCGACGACCAATGGGAAGCCCTCGAGATGATCGCGACCAAGATCTCCCGCATCGTCACAGGCAACGCCGATCACGTCGACCAATGGGACGATATCGCCGGCTACGCCACGCTGATCGCGGATCGACTGCGAGGTGTCACCCGATGATGCGCCCAGCTATCAACTCCACCGCGGATCCACCGATCCCCATCGAGGACTTGAGGCTTCGGGAATACGTCTACGCCCTGCGTAGACGTATCGAAGTCGCCCAGGATCTCATGGAGTCGCTCGTACAGGATATCGATCGGCTGAAAGCAGAACGGGACGCCCTGAACGCCCAACTCGAGGGCGTTCTCGTCGACTTGCACTGGCTCGAATCCAAGCGCAAGATCCCTACTGTATGAAGACCATTAACTTCCTGACCACGGATGACGAACCGCTTGTGCAGATGGTTGTCGTGACCATCAACGGTGTTCGCTACGGACTCGTCGGCCCCGTGGTCCACGTGCCAGGACTTATCGAACACGATCTGGATGTCTCGGAGATCGAATTCGGCGAGATCATGCCCGCCCACGCAGCCGCTAAGATGCTCCGAGGGGAGTTCAAAGCGATGATGGGAGCGGAAGTTCAGTAGTTTGTTGCTGAGTACCCTAGAGAGAGCCTACGTGGCCAATAGCTGAAACCTTACCTCGATTCACGTGCCACGAGCCCCGCCTGACGTTTGTCGGTGGGGTTTTTTTTGCGACAGGGTGTGGGGTGGAAGCAACAAGGATCATGGATCACGGGTCAAAGTGACCGCATCATGGCCAAAAGGGGTCAATTTCGCCTATTTAGTAGAACTTTTTTAGGGTCAACGATTTTTTTTCTAAAATTTGTGAGATTTGGTGTAATAGACGTAATGTGTGTAATAAGTGATGTATATCAATAGGTTAGAACTACACAGTACTCATTACGTTACTCAAGTAGTGAAATTGATATAAAAATCGCGCGGGGACAAATTTTTGAAAAACAAAAATTCATTAGACCCTAAAAAAGTCTAACTAAAACGCGAAAAATGACTCTTGGCCTGGACAGTTGTCCTGTTGTACGATCGTGGCATGTTGACAATTGAAAGCAACGTCCCTGCCCCTGACTGGCAGAAGCGCGCGAAGTACCCGTTCTCCGACATGGCCGTTGGGGACAGTTTCCTGATTACCGACGCCGACATGATCAAGAACGCCCGTAGCGCCGCCTGGATGTACTCCAAGCGCCACGGTGGTCGGTTCTCCTGTCGGAAGGTTCCAGAGGGCTGGCGCGTCTGGAGAGTTGAGTGAGCAGCAAGAAAGAGGACGCGTTCATGGCGCGTATAGGCCGTGGGATCCCTCCGACGACGCTAGAGAAGATCACCAAGCCTGTACCAGCGACGACGACCAAGACGAGCCATAAGGCGCGTAAGCGTGACCAGGTGCTGACTACCCAGGAATGGAAGTTCGTCCATGAGTTTGTGGCAGGGGACGGGCACGTCACCGCCAAGGAAGCCGCGGTGCGCGCGGGCTATCCGGAAAAGAAGTCCAAGTACTACGCCGAGACGCTAACTAATCCGGATATCAATCCGCATATCGTCGCGGAGATCCAGAAACTGCGGGCAGAGTTCGCCGAGAAGTACGGCACGACCTACGAGCGGCACATGCGTGACTTGCAGATCATCCGTGACCAGGCTCTAGCGGCTGGAGCCTTCGGTGCGGCTGTCCAGGCTGAGTACCGCAGAGGCCAGGCGCTCGGCACGATCTACATCGACCGCAAGGAGATCCGTCACGGCACGATCGACTCCATGAGCAAGGAGGAGGTCATGCGCAAGCTCGAGGAGATCAAGAAACTGTACGGCGGCAACGGTAGCCCTGTCATCGACGTGACCCCAGAGCAGGTTGAGCAGAGCCTGGAGGAAGAGGACGAGCCAATTACCGATGCCGAGATCGAGGAGGAAGACGATGCCGGCGAAGCCAGAGACGAAGCTGTACCAGCGCCTAAAAGAAAACCTACCAAATTGCCTTATCTCCCGGATTGAGTCGCGGGTAAACCAGGGCTTCCCTGACTGCCTGATCGCCCTGCGTCGATCGGGGACGTTTGTCCCTGTGGAGCTGAAGGTCGTGACGCATGGGCGGCGCGTGCGCCTGTCCCCGCATCAGATAGCCTTCCACAGTCGGCACGCCGATATCGGCTGTGTGACGTTTGTCCTGGTGCTGTTCGTGCCGTTCGGCAAGACAGCGAGCCGTGAAGGGGTTTTGAAACTGTATCGAGGCGACCAGGTACTCGAACTCGCGCAGTCGGGTGTGGACACGACACCGTTGGCTGAGTGGCATTACGGGGAGATGCCCTGGGGGATGCTCGAACTTGAGTTGATGAACTGTTGACACGTTGATCGAGTTGTATTAGCGTCTCGATCACCAGGGCTGTCCTGGCCAGAAAGTTAGAAAGGTGAAACATGAAAAAGTCAATGAGAGTCACTCTGGTGTTGGAGTACGACGGCATCGAGGACGCTAACGGCGAGGATGCGGTGAGCATCATCGAGGGCATCAACGACCCGAAGGAGATCATGACGATGGCGCTCGCCTATGGCGCGGATCACATTTGGGTTGGTGGTGCGGTGATCTGCGAGAAGGGGGACGAGGCATGAACGAGAAGCAACGTAGCGCATTGGAGCATATCCAAAACTTCATCCTGTACTACGCGAGTGATGAGAGCATGCGGGATCAGATGTATTCCTGCGCCCTGGACTATGTAGAACAGGATCACGCCCTACAGGAAGAGGGGGAGGAAGCATGAGACGGTTTAAGGTCGTGCTCGCTCGCATCGAGCACAACGTCTATCAGATTGAGGTCGACGCCGACACTCCCGACGAAGCCGAAGATTTCGCGCTCGAGTTGTGGGCGGACGATGACGAGGCGTTTACGGATCTCGGCTGCGTGCATGCTGAGGAATACATCCAAGAGGTGGAGGAAATTAAAAAATGAACAGCGGGAAACTAGAGTATTGCGTCTCTGCCCAGGTATGGGTTCGAGCGACTAGTCGACGTGAAGCAGAGGAAATCTTTGTAGCCGCGCTCGATCAGTTGGCGTATCCCTCTGTAGAGGATTCGCCGATTCGAGACTTCGCGCTCGAGTTCGAGGTGAGCGAGGGGCTATGGCCAAGTGGCAACGACGCGAGTCGTCCCTAAAGCCTGGAACACTACCGCCGAAAGTTGTGAGCGAGCAGACGAAACTCTGGAAGGTGTTGGTGAAGCTTCTTTGGTTCGTTGTCATCCATCAAATTTTGGGTCGATAGTTGACAGACAAAAGAAAGAGCGTATTTTGTTTCGTCCCGCCAGTTGTTGGCGGCCTATACAGGAGAAAGGAAAATGTCCACGTTAATGCAAGCATCGAGGCAATGGGCAACCCGTCCACCAGAAGAGCGTTTCACGTCATTGCCGGATATGCGGGCGATGCTCGAGGGAGTTCGCAAAAACTCCGACTCGAGGGTTATCAGTTCGCGCCAGTTGACTGCGATCCCTACCGATGACAATAAGGGGATCGTGATCCAGGGATCGAGCGGAAACATAGCGTCTCCGACTAATTGGGCGTTTGGCCAGTTGGCGAGCCTCTCTGGGGCTCCGGCCAGTTACCTGCGGACGCTGCCCGCTCCGTTGGTTGCGGACTGTTTGAATTATGGGCTCAAGGTCGAGCGAGACGTTGCCGACGTTGGCGTACTGCTCACGCGATCCGGTGATCGTCAATCCATCGAGTTGCGCGCGGCTACTGGTGCGCGCTACGGCCGGATCTGGAATGTCGATGTTGTGCGCGCCCTCGAGGAACGATTCGGCGATGGTGTAACGGGAGATTTTCGCGTTCCTGGTATCCAGGGAAAAGCCCTCGAGAGTGTGACGAAAGAAAACACGACCATGTTCGCGAGTGATCGCGATATGTTTGTTTTCCTGGCTGATGAACAGAATCGAATCGAAGTATCGGATCGTCGAGACGGCAAGCCTGGAACACTTGCGCGCGGGTTCTTTGTGACGAATTCGGAAGTCGGCGCGGGTGCGTTAAAAATCAAAACATTCCTATTCGACTATGTTTGCCAGAATCGGATCGTCTGGGGCGCGCATGAGCTCGACGAAATTTCAATTCGCCATACAGCGAGCGCTCCGGATCGGTTCATCGAGGAAGCAGCGCCAGCCCTGCTCGCGTATGCGAATGCAAGCTCGTCGGGCGTGCTGAATGTGCTCGAGGCGGCCAGGGCTGCAAAGTTGGAAAAGGTCGACCAGTTCCTGGCGAATCGTTTCGGCGCGCGGATTGCGGATCGCATCAAGGCGGTGCACGTCGAGGAAGAAGGGCGGCCGATTGAAACGGTCTGGGATGCCGTCACGGGCGCGACGGCCTACGCGCGTTCGATTCCCTGGACGGTGGATCGGGTAGCGTTTGAGGAGACGGCCGGCGATCTGCTCGATGCCGTTGCATAGCTCGAGGGCGATCTAAAAAAAAACCAGGGCGGGGCTGTTGCACGCCCTGGTGTTCTCTGTTAGTTTCTCTCGCGGGGCATCCCGTCCCGTAGAAAGTTAGAAAGAGGGAAACACAATGTCGAATCTTTTCGAGTTGCCATTCCTGGCTTCGTCAATCGCGGATCCGCAGCGTGCGGATCGTCTCGCGAATCGGATCGTCGATCGTTTCGCGTCTCTTTGTGATGACGGGAACGATCGCGGCTATCTCCAGGCCGTTCGGTTCTTTGGTCGTATGGTTCGTGCGTCGTTTGATCCGGCTCGCGTTGAGGCCGAGTCCAACATTCTCGATTGGACATTTGTCCAGAATGTGCTCGAGCGTGCAAAGGGTCGCGGGTTCTATGCTCCGGCCTTCGCCTATGCGTTCTCGCGGAGACTGGCGTCGAACCAGGTCATCCGTCGGAGCACAGTCCAGGATCTGCTCGACGTGCATTTCGGGAATGCTGAGGGCTCGGATCGTCTCGCAATTTTTGAGTTGTGTGCGGAAGTGCACCATGTGATCTATTCGTGCGATCACTGTGATGAGTTCTTTCCAGACTCGGAGCTTCAACGGCGGCACGGCGGCGGGCGCGTCTGCTCGAGTTGTCGCGAGCAGAGTTATCAATATTCGGATCGATACGACGCCTGGGTGCATGATGACTGCGTGCGGAATGCTCTCGATGAGGACGGGGAGCGGTGCATCATCGATGAGGACGATCCCGAGTTTCACTATGACGAGGAATTGGATCGGTATATCCATGAGGATTACGAGCCTCCCTCGAGGTCGGTCATTAAGTCCTACCACCACTCGAAGCCGTTTTTCTCTGTTCGTGGGGATTCTTGGGTCGCAGCTTACGGGCGCGCCCTGGGCGTCGAGCTCGAGGTCGAAGGGCATTCGGTCGATCCGGCGACAGCTGCGCGCGCGATCCATGATCACGTCAACGGCGGCGAGTTCGGGCGTCATGTGTTCTTTGAGCGCGACGGCAGTCTCTCGAACGGGTTCGAGCTGATCTCGCAGCCTATGAGCGTTCCGGCGTTGCGCGAGGTGTTCCAGTTCCTGCGCGAGCCGTCCCTGGTTCGAGGCCTCCGCAGTCATCGCACGTCGACGTGCGGCCTCCATGTCCACGTCAGTCGAGCGGGGCTCTCGAATCTCACCATCGCGCGAGCGGTTACGTTCGTGAACGATTCGGGAAATGATGCGTTCATCCAGGCATTGGCTCGACGCTATAACACGGGCTTCTGCAACATTCGAGACAAGGATCTCGAGACTGCTCATCTGCCAGGGGATCGATACGAGGCGATCAATCTCACGGGGAGCGGGACAATCGAGTTCCGGATCTTTCGCGGTTCGCTGAAGTACGAGGCCGTGGTCGCTGCCGTCGAGTTCTGTCACGCCCTGCTCGAGTACTGCGCGCGGCCGGAGACGGCGGCGAGTGGTTTGAATGCTCAAGCGTTCATCCGTTGGTGCGCCAATGATTTAACTGACGAGACGGCGATCTTGCGGGCGTATGTCAACGATCGCATGGCTGGCCTGTTCCAACATTCCGAAGCGGCCTAAAGGCCTGGGAGTTCTGATTATGTGTCTATTAGTTCATCAGCCCTCGAGCACGTCATTCTCGAATGATTTTCTCGCGGATGTTTACTCGGGCAATCGCGACGGCATCGGCGCGATGTACGCCCTCGGCGGTCAGCTGCACGTCGTCAAGGCGTTGCCGAAGAATGCGGACGATTTCATCGAGTTCTATCGACAGCACGTCGAAGGGCGCGAGTCGATCTGGCACGCGCGGATGCAGACTCACGGCGACGTCGATCTCGAGAATTGCCATCCGTATCAGGTGACTGCTCGAGTTGCCTTAGCGCATAACGGGATCCTGGCGACGGGTAACGCCTGGGACAAAGCGCGATCCGATACCTGGCATTTCATCCGAAACATTGTTCGGCCTGCCGTCGCGGGCGATGAAGCGATCGTGCTCGATCCTTCCTGGCAATCGTTCGTCGGCGATCTGATCGGCGTCTCGAATAAGTTCGGCATGATGACTGCCGATGGCCAGGCGGTGATCATCAATCGCAAGTCGGGCGTCGAGTTCAATGGCGCCTGGTTGTCGAACACTTACGCCTGGAGCGCGCATAAGTTCGGCGTCGGATCGGTGGCGACCAGGTACTCGAGCTCGAGGATCTGGTCGGGCTATGACTGGGACGATTACGAGCTCGAGCCTGTGGTCGCGAAGAGCTCGAGCTCATCCAGGGGCTCGAAGTCCCTGGGCGGCGATGCCCTGGCGAGGATCACCAGGGCGGCGCGCAATTCCTACATCCGTGGGACGTTGCATCAATGGGTGCACGACGCACCACAGAAGGCGGCGATCCTGGTCAATGCCATTGAGGACGATCAGTCGGGCAAGACTGGCGAGTTGGCCTGGGATGAGCCGGAGTTGGTGGTCGACGCCCTGGCTGATTGGTTCGAGTCTGAGGGGCTACAGTCTGGGCAGGCGATGAGTCGCGTCGAGGACGATCCCTGGGCGCGCTACGGGTTCGAGGACTAGTCCTCGAGCACGTCTCCAGGCGATCACGAAAGGGCTCTTCGGAGCCCTTTCTTTTTGTCTGGTGGGATCTCGCCTGGGCTCGCCTAGATGGTCGGTCGTGCTGCCCTGGTGCGTGGTTGGTATATGCGCGCGAGCGTGCTTGGATAGCTCGAGGTCGGCGATCTCCAGGATCTGGCTCCAGTTGTCTGGCTTGTCTGTTGTCCTGGTTGTGACTGGCTCGTGATCCACGATCCTCGAGCCCTGGATCTGTGCTCGCTGTATGTGATCCTCGAGCCGTGATCCGTGATCCTCGAGCGTCGATTCGTGCGTCGTTGTTCGTCAGCTGTAGCAGCGCGCGAGTGGCTTGTTTTCCAGGCTTTTCGCAAATCGATTTGTCGGCCGTTGTTCGTGATCCAGGCGGCGCGATCTGCTCGCCTGGATCGGCGATCCGGTGCTCGAGGTGCGTCGGTCGGCGATCGTCGACCAGGCCTCGAGGCTCGCGATCCGCGCGCCCTGGTGCTCGAGGCGCGCGCCCTGGCTCGAGGCGCGCGGCGAATTCTTTGACGTACATCGGGAATTCTTTGAGGACGGCGGCTCCCAAAAAACGGCCGGCTTCGTAAAGGCAAGGGCTTTTGCCCGATTTCACACATTGGATGTACTGCAAAATAGTTCTGGTTCCACGGGCCACGAACCTCCACCCCCTGGCAGATAAAAACCACCCCGGTTGATCAACTTGTCAACTCGTGCAAAAATTTGCGCAAAATTTTTCTCAATGGACCCTGAATGAAAGTCGTTCCCCAGGACGTGGAAGCCGAGCGGTTGAAGCTTGAATACCGGCTCATGCTCCTTGAGACGCAAGACAAGGCCCGTGCTAACTTCATCGACTTTGCCCGATACGTGTGGCCTGAAGCGATCTTGGGCGACCATCACAAGCGGATGGGTGCGGCGTTTGACCGCATTGCCAAGGGAACCCTGAAGCGGCTGATCATCAACATGCCGCCTCGTCACACGAAGTCGGAGTTCGCGTCGTACCTGCTGCCAGCCTTCCTGATGGGGCGCAAACCCCGTTTGCAGACGATTGAAGCGACGCACACCGCAGAACTCGCGGTGAAGTTCGGCCGTAAAGTCCGCGACCTGATGATCTCGGACCGTTACAAGGAGCTCTTTCCTGCTGTGGATCTGAAGCAGGACAGCAAAGCTGCCGGCCGGTGGGACACGAACCATGGCGGTAGCTACTTCGCTGTTGGTGTGGGCGGTGCGGTTACCGGACGTGGTGCCGATTTGCTGATCATCGACGACCCGCACTCGGAACAGGATGCGTACTCGGATCTGGCCTTGGACAACGCATGGGATTGGTACCAAGGCGGTCCGCGAACCCGTTTGCAGCCAGGGGGTGCGATCGTCATTGTCATGACCCGTTGGGGAACCAAGGATCTGACGGCGCGCTTGCTCAAGGCGCAGACCAGTCGCAGCGCGGATAAGTGGGAGGTCATCGAGTTCCCGGCGATCCTGCCCTCAGGCAAACCGCTGTGGCCGGAGTTCTGGGCCATTGACGAGCTCGAGGCGGTCAAGTCATCGCTGTCGGTCCAGAAGTGGAACGCGATGTATCAGCAGCAACCCACGAACGATGAGGGCGCAATCCTCAAGCGTGAGTGGTGGCGCGTGTGGCCGCACGATGATCCGCCGATCGTGAACTACATCATCCAGAGCTATGACACTGCGTACAGCAAGAAGGAAACGGCTGACTACAGTGTGATCACGACCTGGGGTGTGTTTTACCCGGACCAAGACTCGGGGCCCAACATCATCCTGCTCGATGTCCGCCGTGGTCGGTGGGACTTTCCTGAACTGAAGCGGATCGCCAAGGACGAGTACAAACGCTGGAACCCTGACAACGTGCTGATCGAAGCGAAGGCCACGGGCGTGAGCTTGCAGCAGGAGCTTCGTCGCGTCGGTATCCCTGTGACCATGTACACGCCAGGTGGCAGAAAGTCAGGTACGGACAAGGTCAGTCGCGCGAACGCTGTCGCACCGATCTTGGAGTCGGGGCTCGTGTGGGCGCCGGACACGGACTGGGCAGAGGAGCTCGTGGAGGAATGTGCGGCGTTCCCGAACGGCGATAACGACGACATGGTGGACTCGACGACGCAGGCGTTGATGCGCTTCCGTCAAGGGAACTTCATCGCGCTGGAGTCGGACTACAAGGACGAGCCGTCGTCCAAGGCGCTTGCTCCGGAATACTATTGACGCCTAGAATGTCAAGGCATACACCCTGTGGGGGTCCTTGATGGCCAAGAAACGTCCGTCGTCCAGTCGTGAAATGCTGGATGAACTGGAAAATCCGAGAGTAGAGCAACCCGTTGATCCGTTGTTAGCGAACCTTGCTGCGGATTACGCGTCGCCTTCTGCACAGCAGATGCTGCGTGAAGTAACGAACGAGCCGTCTGTCCCGACGTCGCTTGAAGAGTTGCTCTTGGCCCAAGAACCACGGACCACGGCTCCTGTTACGCAGCCCCCGGCGTTTGCTCCTGCTCCGGAGAACACCGGTCTTCCGCCGGGTGTGACGCAGGCGGATTTGGATGCGATTGCTGCGCAGTTCCGTCAAGCGGGCTATCAGGACACGGCTCCGATCAATTTCACGGGTAATCCGAATCAGCCGTTCTTTGACATGCGTATGCCGAATGGCGCGGTCAACCCGGCGTTCTTTGATCCCAATTTTGATTTCACGAGTGTGCAGAACGTGGGATCTCCGACGGATCAGATCTGTCCTGATGGGCAGACGTTTGATCCGATCCGTGGCGTGTGTGTGGAGGAAGGGGTGTTCCCGCCTCCGCCTCCGCCTGTTCAACCCCCACCACCTCCGCCTGTTCAGCCGCCCCCGCCTGTCCAACCCCCACCGCCTCCTCCACCGCCCACGACACCCACCTGTCCTCCGGGTAGCCGGTATGACTTTGATCAGGGCCGGTGCGTAGCTACGGGTGAGCCTGAGCGTCAGTGCCCGCCGGGGATGGAGTACGACTACGACGCGCGTCGCTGCGTAAAGATTGGCACTCCGCCACCTCCTCCGCCCCCGCCACCTCCTCCGCCCCCGCCGCCTCCGAGCGATCGTTGCCCAGAGGGGTATACGCGTAGCCCGGTCACGGGGGAGTGCGAGCCGATAGGCGGTCGTCCGCCGCAGCCGCCTGTGGGCGGTTGCCCAGAGGGTACCGTGTTCAGTCCGGAGACTGGCAAGTGCGAGCGTCTGGTGGTTACGCCACCACCGCCCCCGCCACCTCCTCCGCCACCGCCGCCCCCTCCTCCGCCTACACCGCCGCCGCCACCGACGGACTGTCCGCCGGGGCTTGTGCGCGATCCGGCGTCCGGGCTCTGTGTGCCGGTGGCCTCGCCACCCCCACCACCTCCGCCTCCGCCTCCCCCACCGCCACCACCTCCAGCGCAGTGCCCACCGGGGCAAGTGCGTGATCCGGCGACGGGGCAGTGTGTACCTGTGGGGACTCCGCCTCCGCCCCCACCGCCTACCCAACCGCCGCCGTGTCCTCCGGGATATGAGCGCAATGCCGCGGGGCAGTGTGTGCCGTTGGATCTGGGGCCGTGTCCGAATGGTTATGTTCGCAGCACCATCACGGGTCGTTGCGAACCGATCACAACGCCTCCGCCCCCACCACCTCCGCCTCCCCCGCCGCCTCCGGCCCCGGGTCCTGGCCCTGCGCCAAGTCCTGGCTGTAAGGAAGGCGAGGTGTTTAGCACGGTGCTGGGCAAGTGCGTGCCGATCACGACGCCTTCGCCCCCGCCGCCTCCCCCGGCTCCGACTCCGTCGCCTCCGGGAAAGATCACGCCGTTCGATCCGTCGGCCGCGCTCCTTGAGGCGTACAACCGTCTCTTTGGTAAGGGCACGGTGAATCTCGGCGGCTATAAAGGCCCAACGGGTGGTGGCCCTGGCGGCACGGGTCCTGGTGGAACCGGTAACGTCGTAGTGCCAACACCGGGCATGGGCGGCACACCCGGCCCAACAAAGCCGTTGCCTGGCTTCACTGGTGTCAACTTCACACCAGGCAAGCCGCAGTACTTTGGCGATGTCCCGGGGGCCATGCTCCCTGGCACGTTGCCCTCGAACTACAACCCGTTAGCCGCGTACAAGGGCCCGTTGGCCACGGACCTTCTGGCGCAGAACCCGAACTTGAGTCCGTCGATTCTCGGTGGGTTTGAGGGCTTGGGTTACTACACGGATCGTTTGGGCAATCGGATCTTCTCGCCCGGTGGCGGCCTCCTGCGCTTTGCCGAGGGCGGTGAGGTTAGCGAGGAGGATGCCGACTCCGCGCGTGCGCAGTTGCAGAAGCTCTTGGAGAGCGCACCGGAGCGAACGCAGACGGAAGTTTCTGTTTCGCCAAACGCGCGTAGCGTGAAGAAGACGACGCGTAAGTCTGTGAACAGCGATCGCGGCAAGGGCATTTCCATGAAGATGGAAGAGGCCAAGGTGTCCAGCGAGCCGAGTTCGCGTGAGCAGTTAGCCGCGTTGGGCGAGCAGTACAAGTCTGCTCTGCGCGAAGTGGAGGACTCCGCCAAGGGCTTGATGCGTGGCACGTTCTCCAAGCCGACTCTGGAGCGAGCAAATCTCGCGGGCCGCGGACCACTGACCACGCGGCGTTTTGCAGATGGCGGATCTGTTGCTAGTAAGGCGCAAGAGCTGAACGATGCGATGGTGTCGGCCAGACGCGGACGGGATCAATCGTTCCTTGCGTCGATTGTCCCCAACCCGATGAACTCGTATGAGGCGTTGAAGAACCTGCCGACTCGTTTGGAAGCGTTGAGGCAGATGGCCGAGCGCGGCCCGGATCCCTACAAGCCAGGTAACTACGGCTACACCAGAAGCGAGTCAGGTCTCGGCAACGATCCGTTTGGCATGGGCCCGGCTGGTTTTGTCCAGGCTGGCCACAAGGCGGAAGCCCTGGATCGTGCAGGCGCCATGGCCCTTGGCAATCGATATCAGGACTACCTGAATCGGATGACGGGGCCGTTTGACAACAGCGGTTCTGGCATCGTGCGTGATGAGCGCTTGGGCGATGACAGCCTGAGCATGAACGTGCCGGGGTTCCAGAAAGGGGGCGAGGCCACAGCCCCTGGCGTAGGCATGGCGTTGCAGAAATTTTTAGAGTCGAAGATGCTGCCGCTTCAGGTGCGCACGTATCTAGAATCTGTGAGAGATCCGCGCAAGCGCACCGAACCGATCACGGAGAAATCGCTGGATGAGGGCGAGTTGAACAAATTGCGAGAGGTGATCGACATAGCCGAGAGAAGCCGCATTGCTCCTCCGGGTGTTGTGAACTACGACGTGCATGAGTTGCAGCGTCGTCAGACGATGGGCGCAACGCCGATCGCGGATACGGACTATAGTGTGTTCCCGTCTGCTAACTTACGTAATACGTTGGGCCAGTTCACGTTCGAGCGGTTGCCCGATGGCACGTTGGTCGTGAAAGACAACTACGACTACAAGGGCGACGTCGGCGAGAAATCAAACCCGTTGATTCAGTACGCTAACAAGAAGGGCGTTGATCGTCCGGTCAGCATTCGTATCCCACCCAAAAAGAAGCGGTAGCCATGGCTTCAAAGGAAGAACTGCGCAAGCTAATGCTTGCGATGAATCCGGACGCGGAGCAGATCGAAGAGGCTGTTGCCGCTGCGCCCAAAGTGCCCAAGGTAGCCAAGTCCTTGGGCAAGGGCTTTTATGAAGCTAACATCGAACCGTTGCTGTCTCCGTACGATACAGCGATGGCGATTTTTGGTGCTGGCAAAGAGTTCATACAGGACCCACGTGGGTTTTCGGAAAGCGTTGCAAAGGCAGAGCTTGAGCGGCTGAAAGCCGCCGAGCAGACACCGGAGGCTGCGGCAGAATACACCGGTAGTTTTATCAGTCCGTTCAGTATGCTTCGCCGTGTGCCGCGATCCGATGTCGTGCGTCCTAAAGGTCAAGGCATAGTGCTTGATTACCCAGACGCACCGTTGGTTCCGATTGGAGACAAAGATCCCGGTCTTGATGAGGCGTATGGCACCACACGTTTTCCAAAAGGCTTTGTCAATCGAACAATTGAAGATGGCCAAGAGCGGCTTAAGACACTAAACGCGCGCGGTAATGTGACGCTGGATCAAAGCGTTGCGATTGATGAGTTCTTACGTACAAAGTTTAGAAACTATTTCGTCAATCAATTTGGCACCAAGGACGATCCGATCTTCAAAGCGATCAAAGAAGGTCGCTTATCTACGGTGAAGCTGCGAGAGCCTGGTGGTATCCGTGGGTACATGCCCACTGCCGCAAAGGAGGGAAAGACTAGGGTAAACCCAGAGACGAAGGAAAGCACGTTTTACCCCACCAGCACCGCAAAAGAAGCACTGGAGGATATCAACAAGATATACGACCAGATGACGGGCATGCGTGGAACGGTCATTGCCAATCGCACAGTTGGAAACCCTGAGAACGAGTACAGGGTGTTGGATGAAGAACGGGCAAAGGCGCAACAACTGTTAAACGAAACGAGCGAAGCGCTCATAGCAGAAGGAATCCGCCCGGAGGAGATCAACCCTTCGATGGGGCTTTTGGGCTACAAGGATCCCACCTTTGCCGCAAAACTTCCGCCTGGAAAACGACTGTCTGATGTAACGCCAATGGAGGGGCGTCGCAGATCCTCTACCGCCTCCGCTGACATTGCAGCACTCATGCTCGCGCAGTCGGGAGACCTGCCAAAGTCTTTACGCATGGCTATAGAAAAGGGACAGCCGATCTACGACATGTCCCCGTCAGGAGCGCTTGACGAGATACTAGCTCCCGAGCCGTTAGTGGATTACCTATCCACGTTGTCCCCGCGAGAGATCAAGAATCTTCGTTACGAGGATGCAGTTCGTGGTGCGACAAAACTCAATGAGCTGAGTAATCAGCGTAAGGCGGTGATTGAGCGCATCAGGGAAGGTAAGCCGGTAGACAACAAGATCTTCCTGGAGGGCGTGAGCGCGCCAATTATTAACTACAGCGAACAAACTCAATTCCCTGGATTTACTTGGCGGCAGATCACTGACCCCGAGGCCACTACAGTAGAGGGAGCCTATATTGGGCACTCTGTTGGCGGGTATGCCAAAGAGGGCATGTACTCCGCGGATGCAAAGAAAGACTTCAGGTCTGGGGCAGCCAAGATCTACACCTTGAGAGACGCTGAAGGAAAGCCGGTCACTACGGTAGAGGTCAAAGAAATAGAAGGCCGTGGCCCCATCGTCACTCAAGTCAGAGGCGCGGGAAGGAAGACAGGAAACCAGGCAGACAAAGCTCCGTACGACGCTCTGTTGGTAGACCTCTTTAATGCGCTCAACGTAGCAGGCGTAGCAGAGGCTAACCTTCCTCCTATGGCCAAGGCGTACCAGAAGCAACGAGAAGCTGCGACTCGAGTGCAGGTGCAGGGTCGACTGGGGGCACCGCAGCCAATCGGTCGCCCTGTGCCTCCGGCCGCTCCCGTAGATCAGGGCATTGGGCAGTTACCCGAGGCTCCACAGAACCTACCGAATGAAGGCTTTATCCAGCAGATGCTTCGACGTTTGCAGCGAGACCAGGATTGACCGTAGCCTTCTTCGTCAAAACGTATTAGGATCTCAACATGCCAATTGACAAAGCTATCAACCAAGCCCCCGAAGCCGATATCGTCGTGTTGGCGGAGGACGCGGCTCCTGACATTGAGATCGTCCTGGACGAGGACGGTGGGGCGATAGTCGAGATTGGCGAGAGCGAGGCGAAGGAAGTCGACTTCTACGCCAACCTTGCCGAGGTCATTGAGCCGGAGGCCTTGGCCCGGATAGCCATTGACGTGTCTGCCATGTTCGAGGCGGACAAGGGATCGCGCTCGGATTGGGAGCAGATGTACGCCAAGGGGCTGGATCTGCTTGGGTTACGCATGGAAGAGCGCACGAAACCCTTCCGTGGTGCGGCTGGTGCAGCCCATCCGATGCTGCAAGAGGCCATTATTCAATTCCAGGCACAGGCTTTCCGTGAGCTGATGCCCGCGGGCGGCCCTGTCCGCACGCAAATCCTGGGCAAAGAGACGGTGGACAAGTTCCAGCAAGCCGCTCGTGTGCAGGATTTCATGAATTACCAGATCACGACGGTGATGGAAGAGTACACACCGGAGTTCGATCAGCTCCTGTACTACACCGGATACGGCGGATCGACGTTTAAGAAGGTCTATTACGACGCTCAGTTGGGCCGAATGGTGTCCAAACTGTGCTTGGCGGACGATGTTTACATCCCGTACAACGGTTCGAGCGTGGTTTCGCAGTGCCCGCGGCTGACTCACCGTATTGCGATGGACTCAAACGAGTTCCGCAAGCGCGTTGTGGCCGGCGAATACCTTGATGTACAGGTTGATTTGGAGCCGACGCCTGCGGATCCGAGCCAAATTCAGGCTGCGATCGACAAAGTCGTCGGTGTTCAGCCCACGGACTCGGCTGGCGAAGTGTTTTTGCTCGAAATGTTGGTCGATTTGGACATTCCGGGCTTTGAAGACGTCGACGAGAATGGCGAACCGACCAAAATTAAGCTCCCGTACGTCGTTACGCTCGCCGAAGACACGCTTTCGGTCATCGGAATCCGCCGAAACTGGAGGGAAGAGGACGAACTCAAGCGCCGTCGCAACTATTACGTGCACTATGTGCTCGTCGAAGGCCCTGGCGCGTATGGTTTGGGCTTTGTGCATCTTATTGGCGGCCTGTCAAAGGCTGCAACGACCGCACTTCGTCAATTAATTGACGCCGGAACACTGGCAAACCTGCCTGCTGGCTTCAAAGCCAAGGGCGCGCGCATCGCGGACGACTCGGATCCGATCCAACCGGGTGAGTGGCGCGACATTGACGCCGGTGGCGCGGAACTTTCGTCGTCTTTGCTGCCGCTGCCGTACAAAGAGCCGAGCCAAGTGCTGTTTGCGCTGCTCGGATTCCTCGTTGACGCTGGTAAGCGGCTCTCGAGCACGGCGTCGGCACCACGGTCGCTCTGCTTGAGCGCGGCATGAAGGTGATGTCGGCGATCCACAAGCGCCTGCACTACGCGCAGCGGCAGGAGTTCAAGATCCTCGCCCGTATCTTCGCGGAGAGCCTCCCGCCGGAGTACCCCTACGAAGTGGCGGGTGGCGACAAGACGATCAAGGCGGCGGACTTTGACGGCAGGGTTGACGTCCTTCCTGTCAGCGATCCGAACATCTTCTCGATGTCCCAGCGCATCGCGCTGGCCCAGACCCAGCTGCA